TTTAAACCATTCTGGGACCGGTCTTTTAGTCCAATTCATTTTAAATCTCTCTTGTTTGGTCTGATAAAATTCTCGGTAGGATCGAACAGGATCTTCTGTATGAATACACTCTGGTGCAGCACCCATAGCAAGACGGAAAGGTGTAAGCTTACCTTCTGGAATATTTTTAGGAGGATGCTCGAGAGCTTCCCACAGTTCTACAAAAGATCGATGTTGTTTCTCATAACGGTATTTATATTCTTCGGCAAGAGCCTTATAATGTTCAAAATGCCAAAGATAATTATCTGATGATTCCATTGTCCACACAGTGCAGGGGTGACCGACGTGTACTGCTTTATATAGAACATCTTCCCTAAAGTCTATAAGTTGCCACCCTTTTACTTTTGTTTTTCCTGACTTGGAAGGGATCCGGATCTCATCTCCATCCAAAATTCTATGGGCCGTAGAAAGCATTTGGGCAGATTCTAGAACCATTTTGACTACGTGAGCATCACATTGCATCTGTGCTGCTTTGACTGGGTTGGTATCGAGAATAAAGATATTCATTTCTTCCTCATGATGTGATTAGAGAGCTTCGGGGTATCTTATATTCTAATCCACCCTGAAACTCTCTAATTTATTATATCTTCATTTCTTTGTTTGTAAACCCCCTATGCGGCTGAGGCCCCGAAAATTTGTTGAATCCTTTGATTAAGATATTCCTTTTTCCCAATAACTTTTTTAACTAATTCGTGATTACCTTCTTCCTCTAACTTGTTTACGAAGTTTACAAGTTCGACCGAATCTCTCTTTAGTTTTTCGAGTTGATGATTAATCATTATTGACTCCTTTGAAAAAAGAAAAAACCGTTGTCCCGAAGGAGAAACGGTTTTAACAAGAAAAATATAAAAGAAAATATCTTCATCTATTATTCAGCAATCAATCCTGGAAAAGCCTCCTTAACTATGTCTTTTGTAATACTTTTATATGGAAGATTTTTAGATACCATGTGAATTACTAGCTCCGCATCTTTGGGATGAATTGATTCTAATAGTGTGATATAGATTTGCTCCCTTTTAGCTTTCATAATCTGTTCACCTTTTCCGCCTTTGACAAAATATGAAAATTGAACATTTTGTCTAAGTAAATTGGAAGAGGTGTTATGACCCTGAGAAGGAGAATAGGGAGGTGTTCCTTCCGGGACCAACCAAGAAATTTTCGAATCTAAAGCGCCACGTAGAACGTCTTTGAGTGCCCATGATTCATTAGCTCGAAGTACTTCTATTTTTTCTTTTTTTGTCTTTTTGCCCTGTGCTTCTTCTAGCACTTCATAAACTAATTTAACCATATCATAGAAACTCCTGTACACTTTCAATAAGCAATTTGCAATTTTTCTGAATCAAATAAGGAAGTACCTTTTTTCTTTTTACTTCTGGATTCTGATTCTCGTAATTATTTATGATTTCTTTCTTTACAAGTTCGGGACATTCTGTCAAATCGATCATCTTCTTATTTCGAAGATAGTTACGATAAACCTCTTCCCCAAAAACTTTAGGATCTTCTAGCAGAGCTTCTTTCTTTTTCTTTGACAATATCTCTTGGCGACGTTTTTCGACAAAAACCTTATCATCTGAAAGAACATTAGGTACACCATCTCCATTATCTCCAGAAAGGATGTGTTCCTGAAGGAAAAGACGAGGATTCTCTTCTTTTATAAATTTCTTTGTCATAGGGGAATACTGACTAATGTTAGGATGAATCTGTAGCTGCGCAAAATCTTTATCCGCAGAAACAATCATTACCTCTTCATACTTTCCAAATTCCTGGGTTTCCAATGCGATCTGGGCAATCGCATCGTCGGCTTCACACCCCCATACGTGAACCACCCGGTAGGGAAGATTTTCTTCGATTTCTTCCCTTACCATATTCGTAATACGGAAAATCTCATCCCAGTTTAATGATGATTCGTCCCGATTTTTCTTTCGGGATGCTTTATACTCTGGATATACATTTTTCCTCCAGTTACCCCCTGCATCTGCCACAATGACAACATCACCGTATTCCTTGAATTTCTGTTTATACATTCGAATGGAGTTGAGTATCATATGCCGTATCAGATCTTCTTCAACTTGAAGCTTCTGAACGATAATATTTCCAATAGCAATACCATTATAGTCAATCAAGATCATAGGTCACCTTTCTTCATAAGACACATCCATTATACCAAATTTATTTTATTTGTAAATCCCCATTTTCAAACTCTGAACGTGACTTCTGTGGATCCTACAGTTAATGATACCATTATAGTAGCTATCATCCAAAAGAACATTCCTAGAGAATTGTTCTTTAGCTTCTAAGAATCCCATTTCGCCCTTCGATCTGCAAAAATAGAGTATTTCACGATGGAAGTTTCCTTCCCCGTGTTCTAAAAGAAGTCCTTTTACAAATTCGCTAGATCCGTAATACGTCCGCCAGTCTGATTCAACAACTTTACGTCTTTTTCTGGTTTTTCCTTTTAACGGTGGAAGAGTTTTTTTAGACCAGAACGTCTTTTTGCCAACGTATTTTTTACCGTTACTTTTATCTGTAATAATGTAAACAAACCCGACCCAGCCAGATAACTCCTCCTCGGCCGGGTTATATTCTTTTCCTTCATAGTACCACATAATAATATCCTTTTTAGGATATTTATGCGTTACTAATCATCCTCTTCTTCGTCATCGTCGAGGATCTGTGCGTTTACATCTACACCGCACATTGGGCAATACCCAGGTTCCGTTTTAGTTTTACTAGACGTCAGAACCTGGGTTTCTTCTCCACAATTATCACATTCTATGTAATAATAGATCATTTATTTCCTATGCCTCGCAGCTCGGGCAGGAAAGGATGTCCCTAACTAATTCTTGGGATGGATTTGAGCTTCTCTGATAATAGAATGTTTTTATGCCCATTTTCCACCCTTCAATAATGAGTGTATTTACATCTTTCACGGGTGCATCGTGAGGAATCATAAGATTCAAGGACTGAGCCTGATCAATATGACGTTGTCTTCCTGCTGCTTGTTGTACTACTGTTAATGGACTAATTTCAGAGAAAGTTTTAAATACGTTCTTTTCTTTTTCTGATAGAAAGTCCAAATGTTGAACCGATCCTTTACGAATCAAAATATCTGACCAAGTTTCATCATCGTCTTTACCATAAGAGGCAAGCACCTCTTTCAGATAAGGATTCTTATATGTGAAAGAACCCTTTGCAAGATCTTTTACAAAATAATTCGAAGCAAGAGGTTCTATCGAAGGGGAAACTTGCCCGAGAATAAAAGAAGAACTAGTAGTAGGAGCAATAGCGCATCTTGTTAGATTTCTTACTCCGTATCCCTTTAGTCCTTCAGGTTCTCCAAAGATTTTAGCCAATTCTTCAGAAGCTTTAAGAGATTTTTCGTTAATAAATTTACTTATCTGTGTTGTTAAAGATTGTGCTTCGAATGATTCGAATGGAATCATTTTCAACTGAAGATATGAATGCCATCCGAGCTGACCGAGCCCCAGAGCTCTCCAGTGCTTGGAAAAGTTATGGGCAGATTCCATAAACTTCACATCTTTAGTCTTTTGGATATACTCTTCCATTACAGCATCGAGGAAATATATCATTGTTTCCACGGCATCTGTTTCCTTCCATTCTTCCCATTTAAGAAGATTCATGGAAGAAAGATTACATACGAAAGACCATTCTTTACTAGAAGGTAACGCAATTTCTGAACATAGGTTTGAAGCGTAGATTGGGATATTTTTATCTTTTAATACTTGAGGTTTGTTCTGATTTACAGTGTCAGTAAAAAACAGATACGGATATCCACTCTCTCTTCTCTTTCGAAGGACTTTTGCCCAAATCTCACGTTTCGATTTATCACCATTGATCATGGAATTCATCCATTCATCAGTAATGGTAACCCCCAAAGAGATATTTTGAATATGAGCTCCAGGCTCTCTAATCTCGAGGAATTCAGAAATGTCCTCATGTTCAATGCTAAGATAAGCCGCAAATGCCCCACGACGAACGCTGCCTTGTGAAATGACATCAGTGCTTGAGTCGTACAAACGAAGATAATGAACCGGACCGTCTGCTTTTCCACCAGTTTTAATTTTACTTCCGCGCGGGCGAATGTTCCCAAAATAACCTGATGTTCCGGCACCAAGTTTGGTTTGCATTCCGACTTCTGCAACCTTTTGCAGAATTTGTTCAATGGAATCTTCTACATATACCCCATTACAAGAAATCGGAAGACCCCGATCTACCCCAAAATTTGACCATACTGGAGAAGAAAGACTGTAGAAACCTCTTTCCATATATCCGTAAAATTTATCTGCAAATTCTGGCATACCCAGAATTTTTCCGGCTGCTTCGGCAATATTTTTTACTCGAGTCTCTGCCGACACCCCGTCTTCCAAATAACCTCTTTCGAGGAAAACTCGAGAATCCTCGTTCAACCAATCAAATGACATTCTTTACTCCTTAAAATAAATCGTCTGCAGAAATACCCTGACCACGAGCATAATCAACTGGACG